TTCATCCCTGGTACTGGACTTGTTAACTACGGTAATAAGACAACTAAGTCTGGTACAGCACTTGATAGAATTAATGTATCGCGTTTGGTTTCTTATATCAGAAGTCAAGTTGATTCTCTTGCTAAGCAATTCTTGTTTGAGCCAAATGATAAGTTAACTCGTGACGAACTTAAAGGTTCTATTGAGAAGATTATGAACGACCTTATTGCTAAGCGTGGTTTATATGATTACTTGGTAGTGTGTGATGGCAGTAATAATACACCGTCAAGAATAGACAGAAGTGAGTTATATGTCGATATAGCCATCGAGCCTGTTAAAGCAGTTGAATTTATTTTCATTCCTGTTCGTATCAAGAACACAGGTGAAATTAGTAATGGTTCATAAGACTTAAAAAGTTAAAAAAATAAAAAGCACCTTTCGGGGTGCTTTTTATTTTTAGACTGTTGTCAATAGTATATAATTATATAAATGGATATTGTTTTAATTATACCGCCTAGAATACAAGATGATTATGGCTACACACCCGCAGGCCCATCTGCACTTAGTGGGTCACTTATTGACGCTGGGTTCATGACCAAAGTTATTGATTTTAATTCGAGATTAGATGGCATTTACGAAAATGAACCGAATATTTTAGCAAGTGTTGAAAATTTCTTTATGTACTACGATTTTTATAATGAGGGAATATTCAAAGAAGTTGAAAAGTATATTATTGATTGTGCAAATGAAATAATATCTTATTCTCCAAAATGGCTTGGAATTAGTGTGTTTAGTTACAATAGCCATAGAGCAACACGATTGATTTCAATAAAAGTTAAAGAATTGGCACCACATATTAGTATAGTAATCGGGGGCGGTGGAATCGCAACTGATTTTAAATTTCCCGAAATGTTAAAAGAACAAGGTATTATAGATGCTTATATTAGGGGAGAAGGAGAACTGTCGGTTGTGGCGTTATTACAAGGTAAGACAGAATTTTCTGGTTTAAATGGGTTGCCAACTGAACAAATAGATGATATTGATTCATTGCCATATCCCGATTACTCAGACTATGATTTGGTTAATTATACAAATATTAAAGGTTTATTAGCAGTTCCCATAACTGGTTCTCGTGGTTGTGTTGCGCACTGTAGTTTCTGTGATATTGCTAAACAGTGGCCCAAGTATAGATTTAGAAGTGGACATAGCATTGCCAAAGAAATTAAACATTATATCCAAACATATGGTGTAAATGCATTTCGTTTCACTGATAGTCTCATCAATGGTTCAATGAAAGCGTTTACTGATATGTGCAAAGAACTAACCACGATACGTAATAATCTACCAGAGAACGAAAAATTTACATGGGATGCACATTTTATAGTTAGGAATGAGCGCGCAATGCCAGCAGAAATATACGATTTGATGGCTTCTGCTGGGGCTGGAACATTATTAATGGGAATAGAAAGTGGTAGTCAAAATGTTCGCGACCACATGAAAAAATTATTTAATGAAGATGACTTGGAATTTACAATGAAGCAAATATCCAGAGTGGGAGTGTCATGCAGGATGTTAATGATTGTTGGGTATCCTACCGAAACTGAGGAGGATTTTCAAGAAACAGTTGATATGTTTACCAAATATCAGAAGTACGCACATAATGGAACAATCGAGCATGTTAATTTAGGATTAACTTTGAATTTGTTACCCGGTACGCCATTGGATGATAACAAGGATAATAATAGAATCGTTAAACTTAATAACCATATCAATGATTGGATTTGTTTGGATAATCCAACACTAACTTATAAAGAACGTCTTAAACGACGTATATTTTTACAAAAACATATCAACGAGTTGGGTTATGTAGTTTTTGAGGAGAAAAACTATAGAAAACAACTCTTTTCCGCATGTTTAGAAATAAAGAAGTTAAAAAACACCACAAATGCTCCAACCACTATTCTGGAAAATCTAGATTTTGATTTTGACTCAGAGACAGGAACATTAATAAATAATGATATATCAATGAGTAATAACCGAAATACTATTAATGAAATCGACACTAAGATTAACCTTACAACCATACATAAATCATAACGTAAATGAACCTTACCCGTTTGTTTGCATTCGATACGGCAATGAAGTTGTATATAATGGTGCATTGACAACTAAAAAAACTTTCAAATATGTGATTGATTGTGATTCCAATTTAGTTATAGAACATTACAATAAACAACCAAGTGATACCACGGTTAATGAAAACAATGAGATTGTAGCAGATAAAGCAATCGAACTTAAAAGTATAATGTTAGATGATTATAGTATTCCGTTAACTTTTTTATATGATTGTGAATACCACACAGAATGGAACAACAAGTTTGAAATAATAACTAATACGTTGTACTTTGGATTTAATGGAAAATACAAGATACCCATACTTGCAAATATATCTCGATATAAATATTATGTAATGTGGCAAGAAGAAAAGTCGTTAAATTCAAAAAATCAACAACAACACGTTAATGACTTAGGAGAAATCGTAGAAACTTTTACTAGGTTTGGAGAAAAGACAAATATTGAGGAAAGTGAACTTCCATCAATTACCGAATTGTATACATTTGTATGTAAACTATAAGTCCTGATTCTTTAATAATATGTGGAACGTTAGTTAAACCATTTTTCCATATTTTCGTACTGTTTGAATTGTTCTATATTCTTTTTATTAATAACTGCATTGTCATAATTAAATTCAGGTTGTTCAACCTCCACGTAACCGTTGATAGTTTGCTCCTTCCACTTTAAATCCGTTACCTTTGGATAACCTGAATTTAGTTGCCAATCTGCATTTTTCTTAAGCAACTGTTTCCCACGTTTGTTTAACGGATACATATATCTAAACATTAACCCTTTGATTCTTCGCATGTTTATTTTATTAAGGTAGCCAATAGTTGGCCAAAACAATCTTTCTTTATTCCAATCAGTTGTTTCGCGTAACCATTCAGCATTCTCAGCGAGAACACCCCTCATTGACCTAGGGTGTACTTTCTCTCCCGCCTCTGTCATAAATGAGTCTGTCCAATAACTACCACCGTACCAAAAGTTAAATGCTTGGTACACATATCCAGGCTTTCCCATAATACCATCTGCCATTGTATATAGTAGAGTCACATCCGGTCGATTGGTTTTAATCCATTTAACAACTGCCTTTAGCATTTGTGTTTCAGAGTTTCTTGGCATTTCTTCGGTCATACACATTTTTCCAATCTCTAGGTAATCAATAGTATCTAACGATGGGAATAGTTTTTTGATTGTTCCTTTTGGTTGAGTTCCCCACCCTAATGTCAACACGCCAACTAGTTCATCATCTAAATGTATTCCTAGGTAATGTTTGGTTAGTTTTGGGAACACAGGGCTATAATGCAGTTGTTGCGTGAACAACCCTGCTTTATTTTTATTAATTTGAGAAACAGTGAATTTACTCAAACCAATCTCCAATCGTTGGCGCTTCGATTCGTTTTTTTGCTAGGTTGAAATAACTCTTATCCAATTCGATGCCCACGAAATCTCGGTTCATTTTTTTAGCAATAATACCAGTAGTTCCTGAACCCATAAACATGTCTCCAACGGTATCTCCTGCTTCAGTAGTTAATTTAATAAAGAATTCGGGTAGATAACTTGGGTACACAGCAGGATGTTCAATGTTCAAATTGGATGAACTGCCTGTGATGACGTTACTTGGTCTAACCATATCAGTTGATATACGTTTACTCATATTCATACCACTTCCATTAGTCGAAAGGTTTCTACCGATGTTATTACGTTTCTTTTCTTGTTCTAGGTTTTTTGAGGTGGACTGTATCAAACATTCATTTGGGAAGAACTTATAATCATTTGTTTTTGTGAAATGGTATATTCTTTCCCACCCATCCTTTAGGCGCTTTTTACTTCCTGTTGGAAATGGGTTTGTTTTGTTCCAAATGAATTCATCAACGAACCTGAATCCCAAGTATTCGACCATGTGGATTATAAGTTTATACACGTATAAATCTCGTTGACCCTTATGGCAATGTTCCTTTATGTTGAAAAAGAAACTTCCATCCAATGTCATGGTTCGTTTTATTTCAACTAACATCGGTGAAATCCACGATAAGTAATCTTCTGACTCAGCACCACCATAATCCCGTTGTTTTGCATACGGTGGCGATGTTATCCATGTATTGACAGAATCATCTGATAATGTTTTTAGAACATCTAAGCAATTGCCATTGTGTAAATCAACCAAACCAATCTCCTAATGGTGAATCAGTTACTTGTTCCACTTCATTTCCATTGTATATTTCTTTCATACCACCTGAGCATTTTGGACATGTGTAAGTCTTATTGAATCTATTATCATGCATAGTACCTTCGCCTCCACAGCATGAATAAGTTGATGTTTTGTCAAGTGATGGTTTCGTATCAACTTCAGATAACAGACATTTCAATCCCTTGTCTAATGTATAGCAATAACGGTGCTTACGTGTTCTCGTAATCCACAAACCTTCTGTGTTTTTAGTTTCACCACGAGGATTTACCTTGCCATCAGATGCCCTAAAGAAATCTGATTTTGGATTAGATAAACCATAATATTTAAAATTACATACTTGGTAGATAGAACCAACATGCCGACTATCATCTGCGAGTGTGATTACAGCACGTATTTTGTGGTCTTTTTTCAACATCTTCATACTATTACCTAGTAAGTACGATGTTGCATTTGTTCCATTTAATTCAGGCAACAAACAAAGACGACTTAATTCAAGCACGCTTTGGTCAGTGTTCTCTAACCCAAACCATCCTTTTAATGCCACGTTCCCCTGTGGATTTGAAAAGGTAGCAACTCCGATTAAATCATGTTCGTAGAATAAACCGTATGAGAATATTGCAAAGAATTTTGCTTTACCCAAGTAATGATATTGGGATACGAAGTTGTATGCCGTGTTTTTCGGAATCTCACTTATTCTAAATACATCCTTCGCCTTTATACCTCGTTCTTTGAACAGCAAAAAGTCATTGGACTTTTTATCCTCATCAGAAGATGATAACGTAAAGAATTCGTCTAATCCAACCATCTACAGCATTACTTCGTTAATTAATGCCTTGATTGGTACTAAGCACAATAAAGATGCGTTATTGTCACCACCGTAGATTGTACGTGGGTTCATCTTTTCAATAAAGTTTCTCAGTGTTTGTGTTTTGAACATCAGTGTGCAAATGTGTTCATTATCTTTAATTAGATTATGTACCCATATATCTGATTCGGTAGTTGCCAATCCAGATGGTCTACCATAACATGCAAGTTCGATTGCTATGTTCCCAGTCCTGTGCCATTGGTCACGTTCTGATTTAACCTCTGACGTTGATACCCCTGAAAATATGTTGTCAATGTATTTTTCCCAATTCTGACCCCAAGATAGGTCGATGTCAAATTTTCTTAGTACATTTATATCTTTGCTTTCATTTAATGCCATGTTTCTCCTTAATCAAACCATTCTTTTAATGTTGTTATAACTCTATTCTTTGCTATATCAAAATATGTTTC